CTAATCCAATAAATCTATTAATTTAAAGACTGTTTCTAATTTTGTTTGATTTGTTTTATTAGTTAGAGTATTTCTTAATCCGTGGTGTAACGGTTTTGGCCATTTAGTAAATGATACCCAAGAATATCCGTCGTGTTCATCATTTAAAATAGGTATAAATTCTTTTTTTACAACACACAGATAAGTGTGAAAATGAAATTTACTATCGTTAGAAATAAATGTTTCTAACGGTATAGTTTTTTTAATTTCAACATTTCCTATTTCTTCTGTAATTTCTCTTTTTAAACTTTCCCATGGAGTTTCTGTACCCTCATTAGTACCTCCTACTAGACCCCAAAGGTTATTTTGTTTACCTTTGGTCCTATGTAAGAATAGAAATCGGTTAGTGTCAAGAGTATAAAATAGAGCTCCGCTGCAAACAATATTATCCATACTAATAATTATGCTAGTATTGAATGCGCCAGGTGCCATTTGGATATTCACCTTCGAAGGAAAGTATCCACTCGCCGCTATCCCATTTATATTGTACACCTGTATTTAGATTGGTTGTGTATATAGTACTAGTAGATTTACTTGAGTCAAACACTACTTGCCATTTTGTGCCAGTCCATTCTACAATATCATTAGCACCTGCTATAAAATCACTGCCATCTAGATTTTTCCAATCATCTGCACCATCCTCATTGTTAGCATCACCAATTCCTTCGCCTAATAGTAATATGCGAATACCTTGTGATCTTAAACTTACCGGGCTAGTTTTTGTTGGATCTATAATATAATGTATTTTATTAGCATCGCCTGAAGGTCCTTTTATAACAGTATCACTAGGTAAAGTATCTTCATCCCAGTTTATAATCAATTCAGACTCGTCAGTGGTGTTAATAGCCACTGTACCTGAAATTTCGGCTAGTAAATCTTTTCTTTTTAATCGTAGTTGTGTTATTCCTGACTCGTATATTTCTGGATATGCTTTAAAATATGCAGGCCATAATATACTACCTACAACACCTCTATAAATAATTTTTGCTGTAGTTCCTAGCACAAGTAAATCAAAGTCTTTGTAAGAATTTGTAATTACGGTTGCTGTATCTTCTTTAAACACACCGGAATTATTAGTTTGAGTTTCTATTGAACCTGTTGGTGCAATTACAACATTGGTTCTAATATCAGCACTTGGAACTGATGTATCTCCGCTTAATTGGGCTTTACTATTTGATAGTTCAATTGTGCCTCTACTTTCATCATATATGCTTTGTATGATAGATGTTACAACTCCTAGTCTTTTGACTTTAGTTGGCGGACTAATATAAATTGGTGTAGTAAAACCTAATTGTGCTACATCAATTTCACTTTCTGTTCCTATTGGAATACTTCTAGAACTAAAATTTATAGTTCCTAAATTTACAACACTTAAACTAGTCCAATCTACATAGTTGTCTGTTGTTTGTATTTCTAAACTTGGATTGAACAGCATTAATATCTGTTCCATAAGTTGTAATTTTTGATCAGTATTTGAAGTCCATAAATCTACATTTACACTAAGAGTGTAAGGTGTGGGCATTAATCTTTCAACCGTATAATTTTTACCTTCGGTTTTTAAATATTCTTTGCCTTCAGTATCATATGCTCTTTCTCTAATATTTAATTTGTTTACATAACTTGAATCAGCAAGCCTTGACATATCCATCTCTAAGCCTGTAATATATACAGCCATTCTAGGTGCGCTAGGTATTTTATTCTCTGAATTATCTCTTAATATATGTCCAACTTGACGGGTAATATCTCCATACATAACGGGAACTTGTCTTAAATCACCATCGCCGTCTTTGTAACTAAAGTTGCTCATCAATCGAACAATTTGTGTAATATATCGTCTTATTTGACCGTCATAAAAATGTTGCATTAGTTATCTGCCTTAGGTCTAAGTGCTTGTGAAAGGCTTTGTCTTTCTTGAACATTTTCGCCACCAATTTCATTTGTGTTTGTATTGTTAACAAAAGTACCTTTCTGATGACTTCTTGTATTTGTATTTGTAAGAGTCATACGCACCGAATCTTCTTGTTTAACCCATCTTTGGCCATCATTTCTAAATAATCTATTTGGCATAAAATCTGTCCTTAGGAAAAAATCACCTTCGACACTACCAGTTGGAAAACTAATACCGTGACCAAATGCTTCTCCGTTGCCGGGTATTCCGTCTCCTAATAAGTATCCAGTATATCCTTCTCGGTTAGGAGTTTGCATTACTCGATCAGCTAATTCGTTTTGTGTACTTGCGTCAAGACTGTCAACATCGGCTGTTACTATATCAACAGTCCCGTCTTCTTTAGTTGCTACAGTAAAGAAATGACTAGTATCATAACCTGACTTTGCAGCATCAGCTTCAGCTTGTGCTATTACAGCATTATTAATCTGCATTTCTTTTTCATATGTAGAAAGAATATCTCTTAAAGAACCGCTTCCTGGGTTATCTTCTTCTGCAGGTAAATCAAGTATTTCTTTAAATTCTTGACTGTCGATAATTTGTTTTAATTTTACTCTATATAAATGAGGATACCATGTAGGAGAAAATCCTTCACTAGCTCTATTAACATCTTCAACTACAAAAAATCTTTTAAGTGCAACACTATAATCATTGAGTGCATATTCGTCTTTAAGGTGAGGTAATTCAATAACATCACCTGCCATAATTTTTCGACCAAGTGTCTTAACTGAACTATTAATATGTATAGTCATAAACAGTGTATCATTAGTTAAAAATAAACCAAATTGACTCATATTAAAGTCAACATCTTGTACATTATAAATTCCTCGCATTGAATAAATGTCCGGATCATATTTTCGGTCTCTGTTTTCCATAAACAACATATCTTGTATATTGGTTTCTTTAACAGCATCGTATCGGGGTTGATCAGCAGTCGCTGAACTACTCTCAGGATTATTAGGTCCTAAATATTTGTGTACAAAGATATCTGTGCCACCGATAGTGAACATTTCATAGATTCGATTGTCTATGAAATCATAATCTTTGCCCTTTTCTGGTCTATATAAACTAAGTCTCGGCATATACATATTTAGCGTAAGATAAATACTATTGGAGAACTTTTCGTATGGCCACATTAAAAACTAAGAAACAAGAAGTATTTGACTATGTATACCACATGCTTGGTGGTGGAATGGTCGATGTAGAACTAGATCCTGCACACTATGAAACTGCTATAACAAAAGCATTGACAAGATTTAGACAAAGATCTGATAATTCGGTTGAAGAAAGTTACTTCTTCATGCCAACAGTTATTGATCAAAACACTTATACATTACCAAATGAAATAGTCGAAGTAAGAAAAATATTTCGCAGAAGTATTGGATCACGCACAGGCGGCGGAGATGGCGGCACATTATTTGAACCGTTTAACTTAGCATATACAAACACATATCTGTTATCGAGTTCTAATATGGGCGGACTTGCAACATATGACTTTTTCTCACAATATCAAGAACTTGTAGGAAGAATGTTTGGATCCTTTATTGAATTTAAATGGAATACAACAACTAAACAATTAACAATATTACAAAGATCGAGAGCAGAGGAAACATTAATGTTACTATGTTACAACTATCGCCCAGACGAACAGTTACTCGACGATTACCTTGCAAAACAGTGGATAAAAGATTATACTGTTGCAACTTGTAAATATATGTTAGGCGAAGCAAGATCAAAATTTGCTACTATTGCTGGTCCACAAGGCGGCGGACAGTTAAACGGCGATGCACTTAAAGCAGAAGCACAGTCCGAAATGGAAAAACTAGAAACAGAAGTGTCAACTGCAATGGCAGGCGGTACAGGATATTATTTCACTATAGGCTAAAAACTGCTTGACAGTTACTAAATTATTATGTATAATATACATTGTAATTTAGGAGATTTTCGTGATTATTGGCATTTGTGGTTTAATTGGATCTGGCAAGGGAACTGTTGCAGATACACTTGTGCAAGATTATGGCTATACAAAAATATCATTTGCAGATAAACTTAAAGACGGAGTAGCAGACAGCTTCTGGTCAAAAGAAACAGGAACCGATATTACCCCTCGCTTGGTCCTTCAGTTATTTGGTACTGATTGTATGCGTAACGGGTTTTATGATGGTATTTGGGTAAGCCTTGTAAAGCAAAAACTTCAACAAAACCCTCATATAAACTTTGTTATTCCAGACGTTCGCTTTGAAAACGAAGCAACTATGATACAAGGATTAGGTGGTAAAATTTGGCGTGTTAGAAGAGGTCCTGATCCCGTATGGTTTAGAATGTATGTTGATATCGGTGCTGAACCTCAAGATGTTCATAAATCAGAATGGGCTTGGGCAAATGTATCTTTTGACAAAGTTATAGATAATAA